CCTGATGTAGATGCATCGTATACACCAACATGAGTAACTGTACCCCAAGAACCTGTAGCTGTAGGAAATTCTACTGCCGCATTGTTTGAAGTTGTGTTACCTGAAGTTGTAAATGCAACTGATTGTCTAGCATATGCATTGCCTGATAACTCAGTTACTGAACCTGCTTCACCATCTGCAATAGCTGTAAACAACGCTAAGTATTTTGTGCCGGGTGCTGAGTAAGCCGCTCCTGCAAATACATGGTCTAATATTTCTGTTTCTAAAAAGTTTGTAAAACTCATACTAATCCCCTCACTTTAAGTTTTAAGCCTGACCCACTATAACGTGCATTGTCTGAGGCTTCGTTTAATCTAGCAACTGATGCGCTATACATCTGCGCCCAAACTGCTACCCTTTGGTCTTCTGCTAAGTAAGGTGCTGAGTGTAATAACGCTCCATAGAGGTATACATCAGGTGCTTCTAGCAAAAGCCAATTATCTGAGTTACTACTAAGGGATGGTACTTTCTGATAGTAAAGCAACTCAAAATCTGTGTCGGTACTCGGAGTTGGGTACAATTGAAATTGTCCATCTGCGTGTGTGTACATACGAGGAGTGCCTGAAGCATCCTCATCAGCTTGACGTTTGTCAGCCATAGCATCTCTAGAGACAAGGTTAACAACTGTAGTGCCTGTGCCTGTAAGATGTAATCTGATTGTTTCTACCCAATCAGCAGGTATTTGCATGTATTCGTCACCTGATGATTGCTGTCCACTTGAACGAGCTTCCATCTTCCAATGACGTATATCTCTATTTATCTGTGCTTCAGCCAACGCTATAAAATCAGGTATGACTGAAGTTAAATCATCTCTGTTTAAGAAGTCAGCTATACTTGCTTTTAGTGCTGTGTAAGTATTTAAAGCCATAACTATCCTCTATTAAAATATCCAGTTTTCATCTTGTACACCATAACCTCCGGCATTAATACTACCATCCATCATCCCATTAAGGAATAATTGCTGTTGTTCAGGTGTCATATTCTGCAATAAGTATTTAACTCTTTCTTGCTCATGCCTAGACAATCGGCCCATAACATCACTCATACTTTCTCTCTCTGCCGGCATGAATCCATCTAAGTGTCTAACATAGGTTGAATTATCTCCACTACTAAAGCCTAAGTTTTCCATCATGTTAACTTTTTCCGTAAAAGGTGATTTATATGGATTATGCGCTCCTCCACCACTAAACAGTTTCATCAAAAATTCTCTTTCAGCCGGTGTTGAAATACCTCTATTAATTCCTGAGTCATACGATTCGCTAGAATTGTTCATCATAAAATCTCTGAAAGCAGGTGTTCCCGGTGTTAAGCCTGCGGCTTGAGCTTTATGCACTAATAACTTTGAAGCATCCGTTCGGTACTCATTCAAATCACTCATCGCTAATTTCTTTGAAAAATCCGTTTCTAAGAAATCATTGGTATCAGCAGGGTCAATCTGCATCAGAGACCTCAATCTCCCTGCCTCTATTGCTTTATTTTGATTAGTATCTAATAGGCTCATTACTCCATCAGCCACACCTGCTCCTGCCGCACCTACTCCTGCCTTTTGTCCTAAAAGCTCTGCAATCATCTCCTTTACTTTGTCTACACCAAAATCTGCCATTACCTGCTCCTGTCTAATTTAACAATAGTATATATCATATTAATCGAATATGCCACGCTTTTCCATGTCCATCAACAATCCATGGGTTATTATCCCTTTAATGTCTGATGTATTAATTTGTCTAGTCTCGTTTGGTAGTAACCCTTCTCTTGTAATTTTCTGTCCTGCTCGTTGACCACCGGTGGCTGTCATATCCAGTAAATCAGTTATATGAATATCATGAGCTGTTCTACCTAATCCCACTCCCGGCATGGCTGTATCGTAGCTTAAATGCCCACTCTTATCCTTACCAAGCAAAATACCTTCATTAATTCTAGTTTGACCAATATTGTATATCGTGCCTTCTTGTTTGTTTAATTGGTTGCGGTCTGTGTTTGCAACTCTAGCTTTTGTCCATGATATAACACCATTGTCTTGACCTTTGGTGTAGATACCTGAATTAGCTCTAAAGTTAACATCAATAATTCTTGATATTTCTTTTCTTTCAGCACCTGTCGTTCCTTTTAATGGGTTCTCTGAATCTATACCTTGCCACTTGGTATTTACTGCCTTGCCGGTTTCTGAATCAACAGATTCAGTCCTAATTTTTTTATCTAATAAGTCTTTTTGTTTTCTAGTTAATCCTGCTATTGCAGACTGTAAAATTGTATCTACAGTTTGATGACTAAAGTCTAGGCCAGTTGGTGACATTCTGAAAGGTAAATATAGTGGGTCTTTACCAGTAATGTGTTTCATCTCTGCCGCTTGTCTAATCAGTCCTGTTATAGCAGTATCTTTTGATGCCCATAATATGTTTCTGTCAATATTCTCCGGAATAAACATGAAATCTTGGCCACCTGCTTGCTTGACTGGGTTAGGAAACTTTGTGCCATTAACATGCGTTAAGTAACCTCCTGCACGTGATAAGTCAGCATAACTAGCAATGAATGGGTATCCTTCGAGCTGTCGGAGGTCAATGTTAGGAACAATAATTCTATTATCACCTACAAGGATTGTGCCACCTTCATCAAATGTACCTTCTTCTAAAGCTCTTTTTTCAGTCACTCTTGACGAGAACCTAGGGTCTAATGGGTCAGTTATTATAGGCAATAATGTTCCCTCTTTCGCCGGTGTGTTTACATCTATATCAATGTCTTGACGTTTTAAAACTTTACTAATGCTAGTATCGTAAATCAAATAGTTTCTGAGGTCAGACCCTGCATTCTTAATTTCATCAGGTGTCATATTGATACCCTTCGTGGCTACTCTATCTTGAAAATGCATACCTTTAATACCTTGCGCGCTCAAATACTCTGATGCAAGCTTCTCAGCTTCTCTTGTCATTTCTAAAATAGATATGCCGGGTCGCGTTTTAAGCTCGTCTATCATTTGATTCCTGATAGTTGAGTATAGTTGTGAACCTGTTGCATCATTACCAAGACCTAGTCTCTTATACTCAGCTTGTACAGCCTTTGTTTGTTGTTTTTTTGTTCCTTCACGATTAATAAAAGTAGACACAGCTTTAGCATCTAATTCTATCTCATACAATTGGCTTGAAGCATTGTCATATTCAAACTCTATATCATTTAATGTTTTGTTTAATTTATCCATCTTAACAGGGTCTTTTAATGTGGCCATCATATCGTCACGAATAGTTGCAGGCATATATCCACTTGCGGCCCTGTCGTATATCTCTCTTATGAATGGGTCTGTCTCTAGTTTCATAATTCTTTCAAAATTTTCGAGCATATCAGCATCCATCTTAGCAAAGAATCTACCTGTACTCCTTTGCCCACTAATGTACTGGCCATGACCTTCTACATGAGTTCCCATGTTAGAGCCTGCTTTGTTCATGTCTAATTCTCTGAAGATTGCACCTACGCTATTGCCTTGATAACCAATCAATCTCGTCATGCCCATGTTTTGTCTGTACATCTCATCAACTGTCTGTCCAAAGCTCGTCACCTTATCCATCATTCTAGAGGTTTGTAGCTCGAGGTTTTCTACTCCTTTAGATAGCAATGGGCCTGCTACTTTTCTTGTAGAGTTTAATGCTACACCACCACCAACTAATATTGATAAAGCATCCGCAGGATTTCGAATAACCGCTTTCTCAAATTCTTCCCATGAGCCAAACGTTGTTGAAACCATCTCACCAAATTCATTAGCCATAGCACGTTGCTCTACTCCAACATTCTCTCCAAGCATGTCACCTAATGGTGTTAAGTTAAGTGCGCCACCTGCCGCTAAACTAGATAAAGCTTCAGTAGTTGGTGCAGGATTAGTTGCCATCGTTGCTGTATCTCTGTACATAGAACCTACATTTTTCGGAAAGTTCGCTATCCAATCGGTATCAGAGCGTTCATCATTGCCATCTCCCCAACCAAAGAATTGAAAGAATGGACTCTCTGCTCTTAGGTCATAGAGTTCTTTAGCATCTGCATCTCTCCTAGCTTGAAGCTCAGGGTCAACATCCAATAGACCAGTAAAAAACTCAGAGACACCTTCCCAAGCATTACCAAGTAGATTGTCTAATTTAACAGGGTCTTTTTTTTCTACATCATCGAGTAGGCCTCTATTTAATCTCATACAACTCCTTGCAAGTTACGTCTTATTGGCTTATCCCAGTTCTCAATCCATGGTTGATAGCCTACAGCAAGATACCTCATCGAGTCTGCCGCATGACTTGACCAATCGTGTTTGGGCCGCATTCTCCATGTTTTACCATTTTCATCCCAATCACGTGAGTAATTATTTAGAGCATCCCAAAGTTTCTCAGTTTTCTCTTCATCGAAGTAGCACTTATCAAGTAGAGTTCTGACCTGTTGTATGCCATCATCAATCAGTAACTGTGGAGCTATCTCAATGTTATGTATTCCAAGGTCTTCTAGCATCTCAATCCTACTCTTACCTGAACCTAGTTCTCTGACTCTGACATCATGTGGGAATATGTGTTGGTCATAGACATAAGGCTTAGACTGCAACACCTTAACGTAATGCTCTAGACCTGCACCTGATGCTTCATAGTAGTCGATGATGTGAACCTCAGCTCCTATGAATTGTGAGAATACGATTGCTGTTGAATCGCCCACACCTAAATCCCAACTTGTGATTACACCTTTTGACCTGTCGTATCTGACCTTAGTTAATCTGTCTTCATCCTTGGCTCTGCGTAATTCACTAGCGTAGTAACTTCCTTCGGTAAAGACTAAGAAGCCGCCTTCCCAAATCCATTCGTATTGGTCAGGTCTCTTCTCTTTGTCTTCTAATCTTTGAGCTTCAAGTACATCAGGAAACCAAGGGTTGTCGTAGTAGTTCATTTGCACTATCTTACAATCTGAAGGAAAACTTTGTCTAAATCTTTCATGTGTTGCGCTGTACTTTGACTCAGGATTCCATGTGACCCACACCTCTGATGAAAAACCTATGCTCTTGTCTTCTTCACGTACTGTAGGCAATAGTAAATCCCATGCTCTGCCGCTTACTTGTTCTGCTTCATCTACCCAAGCTATGAGGATGCGAGACTGTGACTTGATACTATCTAATGAACGTCTCAGACCTGCGAATGTGTACGTTATATTGCCATCCTTTGACCTGATAAACTTCTCACCTATCTCATAGTAGTCTGCTAACCAATCAACGCTCAGAATCGCAGATTTAATCTCAGCCATAGATGACTCACTAAGGGAGTTCATAAACTCACGACCACAGAGTATTGTGCCTCTCACTCCTGACTTTCCCCAACGATAACCAAAGACTGCTGTCATTAAAGCAAAACTGGTGGTCTTTCCACTCCCTCTGCCGCCGTAGCATGACCTAATTCGCGCTGTTCCTTCAAAGACTGGGATTAGTTTGTCCGGGAGCTGTATCTCTGCTTCAATCATTTCTTCCAAACACTCGCTGTTAAAATAGACAGGAATGTCAGGTGAAACAATCCTCCTCCGAGAAGCGTAAAAGGACTGTGCTGTCCAGTTAATTTAATCATAAGCTGTTGTCTAATTAATGGGTCTTCAACTGTTGCCATTATCTTCATAAATTCACTTATATCAGGGCGATTCAGACCCCACCATATGGGAGTGAACAGAAAATCATAGAAGCAAATTAATAAATAAATTCCGAGTGCGCAGAATCTGAACCTCATCATACTGCGCTCTCCTTCTGTCATCTCCTTCATCTAGACACATGGTGGTTCACACATCAAAGCATCAACACCAATAAACATTACAATAATGAACGCTAGGAGTCCGAGTGCTATTAGAATTTTAACTGTATTACTCATCGACCTAGAGCCTTTTTAAATGCTTCTAATTCTTTTCTAAAGGTTGTGCCAAATGGCATCTTTTCCCAACCTCTCATTGTATGTACATTTGCATCTTTACCACCTAACAAATATCCACCTACTACTTGGTCAAATCTACTGACATCCCACCATTGTTCTTTAGGTCTTGATTCACCTGCTATTGGCATTGCCTGAGTAACATGTTTATATGAGTCATCCTTCCATTGCATAACCTCATCATCTACCTGTGCGGCAGTTCTTAATCTGTTATACCAATATGGAGATGTCTTATCTAAGTTATGCAGAGCTTCACCAAACATCATGTCACCAACGAAGTCACCTGTACTTCCTTCAGCCTTTAATTTTGCTTCATTGATATAAGCCTTATCACCTTTTACCTCTCCATAAGCATCGTGGTAATTAAACAGAGATGCTTCTTCTTCAGGTGTTGCTCTTGTCACACCTCCAAGAATTATATCTAGCAGTCCGCTCATTCTTCGACCTTGCTAACTAATTTAATAACAGTAGGAGCTTTCATGGATTCGTCTGAGCTTGTGTGGTCTATCTGTGACTTCTCACCATACTTGTTAGGTACGAGCTTACTGGCCACCCACTTCCTTGCATCTATCTGTAAGCGTGCAACCTGAAATGTCTGATTGTCTGCCTCATCTGCAATAGCTAAGATTTGGTCAGCATGATATTCGGAGCTGATTGATTTCGCGCGCGTGTATCTATCGGATAACCCATCTACCTTATACATCCATCTGTACCACGTATCAGCATTCGGTGTCCAGTCTTCTTCTCTACATAAACTGATGACACTTCTACCTGAAGCTATCTCTTCTAGCATTCTTTGCTCAAGCTTCTCTGTGTACTTCGTTGGTCTCGCCATAATTAAAACTTATCGTTAGTGTGAAAATGTACATAATCTCCCCATAAATCTTCTACTGCTTCAGCTACTTTTTTCCATGCAAGACCACCATCATCTTCATAGTAAAACTTCCTACTTGCATCGTATGCATACCTTTTGATTTCATGCGCTCTTTCCTGAGTGCAATCTAAACTGCGAATCTCCAGTTGCAAATCATGTGGTGTACAGTCATCAAGTTCTTTAAGTTCTATAGCCATTAGCTTATTAACTCCTTCCAATCATCAGGCAGGTTAAGTTTGAATCCCGGTAACAACTCACCTTGTATGTACAAAATACAATCATCAATGTACTTTCCCATCTCTTTAGTATTTAATTCTGTAGTTGATTTTATCACCTTTTGTACTTTACCTGCAACTTCCTCATATCTCACGTCTAAAAACTCTTCACCCAAATGTAGATGAATTGCCGCTTCTGACACTCGTGTTTCATGGTGAACCTGACGTATGATAACTCCAAAATAAAGATTGTTTTGTCTCCCAGTACGAGTGTTTCTATTCTCTTTAATACTTATCAAAGCATCCTCAGCTCCAGTTTTCTGAAAAAATAATTTAGTCATACTCTCCACAATTTGTGCTTTGGGTTGGTCTCGTTTTAATATTCTTGTTAAGGTATTAGTCATGTAGTATAGCTTTCACCAACGATTCCACGCTTCACCAATAATCTTTTCGTTCTCGTAATTGCAAACTCAGCCATCTCCTCTATGAAGTAAGGCTGATAATAATCGTGCTGTTTTGTATCGTACATCGAGTGACATGCATGGCAACCAAAGAACCCAATGTCTCTGCCAAGGTCATCAGTAGTTTTCTGACCCATGCCTGCTCCGTTCTTATGACAAAATACTACATTCTCATTACCTACTCCGGGGTCACATATATCACTATTGAATGTACATGGTGAACCTTTGGCGGCTTTAGTTATTGCTGTCTGTTTCATTAAATCCCCAGTCTATTAATTTTCCAATGACATCTGCCACAGAATATACTACAGCAGTCTCACATCCTACATCATCCAAAGCTTTAATCATATTCTTTTGGTTGTATGTCAATCTACCTTTCGGAGTCTTACCATTCTTAGGTCTCTTGACCTCTAGAAAATATGCAAAGCCTGACATGATTAGACAGAGGTCAGGGATACCACTCTTCACTCCTTCAGCTCTAAACTTTCCGGCCTCACTCTTACTTCTCTTACCACCATTAGGAATAGCAAAATAAAATATTCCTCTTATATCTAGATACTGGCAAATTGCTTTCTGTACTTCATGCTCATCACTTCTCATTTTTTTTGACCTTGTCTAATATCATTGTAAATTTAAGCTTATCACATAATTCAATGATTTGGTCTTCAAGGTCTGATTTTAGTTTCACGTCTTCAATTTTACTGAGCAAACCTATCAGCTTATAAATTGTTTCAGCAATATCCTCATTAGACATTGGCTTGCAAGTTACCACCCTCTTCACCAAGATATGTGGCTAATCCAAAAATGGCTAAATGAAATTGCGGTCTGTCAGCTCTGATTCTATGAGTTAAACCGGACAGGCTTACTCCCATCATATCTGCACATTGTTTTTGGGTTATACCTAGCTTCTTGATTTCAGCAGGGATAGATTTATAGTAGATTATTCCTTTAGTATCCATATCCTTAATTAATAGTTAACTTAGATTTAATTATATCAATTAAGATACGGAGTGTTAGTTGGTTTAGCTTTTTTTTTAAAACTTTTAGATTTTTATGTCCATCAAGTTATGCAAGTTATGCAGTTAAGAGTTTCGCTTTCAGCGAGTGACTTCAGTAGAGCAGAGGGATAAATCCCTTTTTTTTTAAAGCTCTTTAGACATCGGGTTAAGCCTGAGCTGAGAGTTTCGGAGCAAAGAAATCCCTAACCACAACTAAGCAGTTAGAGATTCTCATCGGTATAAAGCCTTCGCAGTATTTATCCGTATGCCTGAAACCAATACAGCTAATCAGGTCAGAGTCATCGCTACCTTGTAATAGGTACTCAGCCTTCTGCACTCTGCGCTAGATTTTTTTTATCGCTCCAAGGTGGTCACCAATGTAGAGCTTCTTAATCCAACATCAATCAACAGCGTGTGGAATACAATTGCTGAATCTCTTTTTTTTATACAGGTGTGAGTGAAACCGAAGTTAGACATTTCACCTGTCGTATCCAAGGTGAGTCAAACCAACTTGCTTTGATGAGAAATTAAGTATAATGATTCTCAGAACAGGTGGCCAACACACCAAGTTTAGAAAAACCCTGAGAGAACATTCCAGCCTCTTGGGGTTTTTTGTTTTTTCTAAACCACAAAATTGATATGATAAACTAATTCAAATCAGAGAAAAATGTTTCTTTAAAAAATAAATTTTTTGCTATAAAAAGTAGCATATCGAATTGTATATAAATGTAGCAATCTTGAGATTATTGGAAAGACATACTAGCATTAAGCTAGACAACTTGCGCCTCTAGAATCGAAGATTTGGCCGCTTCCTGAAGGCCCACTTTTCAAATTCTGTTAAATTACCTAAAAAACATGCATAACTTGCAGGACTTAAAAAGCCAAAAGTTTCCCTCTTATATAGGCCCAATTTCTGACCCTATTTTTCTGTTTAATTAAATAGTTCTTGCATTCTAATATTACATCAGGTATATTTATATCAATCCCGAAATGATTTGGGGTTCTACAAAAATAGGAGATACAATGAAGACAACACTTATAAACGACACAATAGTAGAAATTACAATGGTAAATTTTGAAGAGCATACTCATGACAAATTTTTACAACCAACTTCTCATGATGTATTTTTTAACAGACAACCTAAGAAGCCATTTCAAATTGCTTACATCACATTGACATCAAATGAAAAAGTTCAGCCAATAGTTGACAAAATAGAATGTGCAGTTAACGTTCACTTGACTAGCGATTACAGACCTAAACTTACATTCAAACCAATTGTTGTTGAAGAGCATGACGAAAATGACTATGACGATATGGGCGGTTTTACTGAGGGTGCTATTATCAATATTCTTAGTGAGCTTGAAGACGAAATTTTATTTGATGGAATAGAGGAGATTAAATAATGAATAACTTTACTACTAACGTTGAATATACAGGATGCAACATCGCTACTCTTATGGAGGCAGGTTTTAATGAAGGCGATGAGTTTGCAACTTTTAACCAAGCACGTAAATTCTTTAATACTACTGGCAAAGAACTTAAAGGTGCTAAAGCTGTTGCAAGATTAATGACAATAGTTGTCAAAAAAGACAAAGAAGGTAAAGAGAAAAAAGTTCCAAAATACTTCAGCGTTTTTGAGAGAACTGAATTAGAAGAAGTAATAGCCAGTAACAGACATTAACTTTAACCGGGGAGGGCAACCTCCCCACAATATAGGAGATACAATGGAAAATTTAACAATCGTAACAGAAGCAGATGAGTACAACAGAGTTTTTGAAAAAGACCTGTGGACTCATAACGAGTTAGGTAACTACACAAATGGTGATGAGCAACTTGTACCTACTCACAAAGCTATCGTAAATGAGGATGGCTCACCTATCGCAGTTGTTGGTAAAAACTACAACCTAGTACAGAACGCTGACATCATGCCGCAGTTCCATGAAGTGATATTAGCCTCTAATTTAGACAGGACTGGAATGACTAAAAAGATTGACCAGTCTCACAAAGGTGCTAAGACAATTGTGACTTACACGTTCCCGGCTCATGAGATTGAGATTGCTCCGGGTGATTCAGTACAGCTCAGAATTATGGTTCTTAACTCATACGATGGTTCTTGGAAGTTCATGTCTATGGTAGGAGCTGTTAGACTAGCTTGTATGAACGGACAGGTAATTGCTGATGCATTCTCTGAGTACAGCGCAAAGCACACAAGAAGCTTAGACATCGACATGGCTGTAGCCAAGCTTGAAACTGCTCTTGAGGTCTACACAAAAAATGTAGAGCTTTGGAAGAAGTTTCCTAAGTCACCTATAACAAATGCTCAGGCTACTGTTATCTTTCAAAAAATCGCAGGTAAGAGCGACAGGCTTGAGGTTTTACTTGAAGAGACATTTATCAAGTACGTTGACGAGATGGGCAAGAACGTATGGGCATTGTTCAATACTTTAACTGACTGGTCTAGCCACGCTAAATTTAAGAATGAGGCTAACAAAGTTGCTACAGTATACAATCGTGAGGCTAAGGTAAGAAAAGTCCTGCCATTCCTCAAGGAGATGGCTCTAGCCGCATAACTTAATACAATCTACCGGGGAGGTCAGGAGGGCCTCCCTTTTTTTTGTCCAAGTGTAAAGTGGTAGTTAACAGTTGCTTGCCTCTACAGACCCTACTCCTATGCGATTTCCCAAATTATTTTCATTTATTTATGTCATTCTTTTCCAAAAACTGTATCTTTTAAGATATAATGACTTCGTCATTGAGACAAAAACAGAAAAACTCGATGACACTTTTAACTAAACTAGGAGATACAATGACTACACTACCAAACGAAATTTATATTGCAGGTGACTTTTACAAGAAAGAAGAATTAGGAATGACTGACCACAGGAAACAGTTTCCATTAACTTTTACTGGCGATGTTTTACTTGCAAAAGATATTCACGTTGTTGATTATGGCACTCACGTTTATTCTCGTGACAATTCAATCGAGACAAAATGGAACAAAGCTAAATTTGTTGATGGCATTGTTGTGTGGAGAAGCAATGGTCAAGTTCCTCCAGTAAAAATTTTGTTAGACTTTGTTATGCTTGGTGTAATTACACTTGGTCAAGCTCACATCTCAGCAGAGCAAAAAGAAATTGAGCTAAGTGCGGCACTAGACCACCTTATGACTAACGACAGAGGTGAAGTTTGTTTAGGTGCTGAAGCTTTTGAAGTTACTCAAGCTAGAGCTGACAAGTAATTTAACCGGGGAGGGCAACCTCCCCAAACTTTTAACACATAGGAGATTTTATGAGCAGAGTTCACAAAAAAACTAGACTATACATTCGCGATGCTGACAAGTACCTTTCTGAGAACGAACAGCCTGTAGCTGACAACCACAGTTTCCAAGGTTGGTTGTACAGAGGTTATATCATTTGTCGCGGTCAAGAGATTAACCCTAACTCAAACTTTGATGGTGACAGATGGTTTCGTTCTGTTGAGCCTTTTTATGGTGAGCTGTTGATGGATGTTCAGTTTGAAGTTAAGCATGGTGGTTGGGATACTATTAACTGCATTATGGACAACGTAGATGATGCTATCGATTCTGTTCCTCTAGACAGATGGAATGGTGTTGATTGGATGGTATCGTTTAAACGTTCTACTAGAGATGACAAGCGTGGTGCAGTCAAGATTACTGCTCCACATTGGAACGTTGACGATGCTAGAGATTGGATTATGCAAGAGACTGGATGCTACGTTGGCAGTATTTCTAGACTTCCAAATTGCGACCAACCACTTTGCATAGCTTCAGAGGCTAAAGCAAAGCAAGAGTTTTTTGAAAAATATGGAGAGACTGTATGAATACTAATATTAAAATTACTTTAACTGAGGATGAGCGTAATCTCATCAGCAACGTTTACCACAACAAGACAAGCTCCAAGCTTGCTACTCGCAAAGAAGTGACTGAGCTAGTCCAATTGTTTATCGACCAAATAATCGAAGGCAATGGGCAAAGCTACGAGGCCATAGCACCACAGATTGTTCAGCATGGCTACAAGCACTTCATCAATGACAGACAAGTCTCTGCTGAGGAGTTTCATGACCCTGAGCGCAGAGAGCGTGATGCAGAGATGAGCCAAGCTCAGGCTGACGAGAGACGAGCATTTTTTGAACAGTAAACTTACCGGGGAGGTTCGCCTCCCCACAACTTTAACAAAAGGAGATATTATGAATATTGAAAAACAAAAAAAACTAGTAAAAAAATCTTACAGCGATTGGACTCAAGTAGACCATGACCAAGGTTTTAAAGTAACTTATCGTGATTATGAAAATACAGATTATGATAATATTAAATCAGATAACCCTGATGATTGGAGTTATCAAGTTAATCAAGCTAGTTATCAACCTAAAGGATACTGGAGCAATGTGCTTACAGTTGAGGTATCTAAGAAAGGTGTCAACTTTAGTAGGTCGAGTGGTGGTGATATTGGTGACGTTGATGGCTTAGAGCAAATAGAATATTTTCAAGATGCTTTAAGACACGCAAAAAAATTCGCAATTAATTATAACAAATAGGAGATATTATGGAAATCAAAATGGACATGTTATTTAACGACCCTTACAGGCAAGTTTGGAAAGTTATCAATACAGGTGCTGTTGAATTAACTACAGGCGCAGTAAAACATTATGTGACATTGCACAACCTAGGAGACAATCAGCTCAGGACTATTACTGAGGACTACTTGAAGAAGACATTCAAGGAAGTAACTTACAAAGAAGCTGATGAAGCTCCAATGGATACAGAAGACACTATCAAACATCTCATGAATAATGCTGAGTACGAATGGAATGACAAGTCACAAATCTGTCTTGCATATTATGGTGCTGATGATAAGCCTGAGAATGAGACAAGTATCTTGAAGCAATGCAATGTCAAAAAGAAGGATGTTACTAGGCTGAAAAAAATAGGAGTTGTACAGGAGATTATCTTGGATGACATGTGCGTAGTTGTCAAGATGGATTACACGCGAGTCTTAAATGCTACTGGATATTCTGAAGAGTATTTAGCCAATTTAGGCTAACATCATTTATCAATGGTGATATAATTAATTCGTTACCGATTGAGTAACTACAATATGGGAGATACAATGGAGACTGCAAAAGAATTACAAAAGGGTGAGGTGTTCGCTACCCAACATGACACTTACTATGACCTAGCTCGAGAAGAGTGTCTTACTAAAGCGGCAGAGATTTTAATGAACATTGAACACTTGGTTGATGATATGGATACCAAGGTTGATGTTAACGATACAGTTCTAGTAGGTAACGCTATCCTAGAAGTCCTAAATCTTCGATTCTACGATTATGTTGTATGGGTTGAGGGAAAGTATAGGGATGGTGAACAAACGTTTGAATATGACTTTTCTGATATGCTTGATGACCTACTGGAAGATACACTAGGTTTCATGAAGGAGGGAAAATGAGCAGAATCACAGACTGGGTCTTAGATATGGAAGACAAGGGTGAGATTGAGTTAGTTGAGACAACTCATAATCATCATCTTGGTTGGGTATACACCGAGACTGGTAAATCAGTTTCAATAACTGAGCATGAGTATGTAGCTGTCGACAAGGAGGATACATGCCACAAGTAGACAATGACAAAAAAGCAAAGCTTGCACAGTTTGCTTTTGGCAATGGCAAGAAATTTACTAAGAGTGTTTTAGTAGGTAGCAGGGAAGTTCGCAGGAAGCGAGCTAGACAAGAAGCTAAATTATTAAGGAGAAAAAATGCAAACAAGTAGCACACAAGAAATGAGAGTCCTAGCTTATGTTAGACTTAATGGAAGCATCACTTCACTTCAAGCTATACAGGAGTATGGCATCACAAGGTTAAGTGCTGTTATTTTTGACATGATTGAAAAAGGTCATGTCTTTGAAAAGGAACATTCAGTCAAAGTCACAAATAGATTTGGTGAGGTTAATCGTGTCACTAGGTATCATTACAAAGGCATGAAGAACAAGGAGAGTTCATAATGGCTGACATGAAAACAATTACTGTAGCCGGTGGTAAGTCTTACGCTGAAGTTGGTGAGCGAGTCAAAGCCTTCAAAGAGAAGTATGGAGACTCCGGGTCAATCATAACAATCATAGTGCAGAACGATGACGAGAAAGTCGTTACTCAGTCTCAATGTATTGTTAATGGTGTAGTTCTTGGTACTGGACATGCTGAAGAGATTCGAGGTAGCACTCAAGTTAATAAGTCTAGTGCATTGGAAAATGCAGAGACCAGTTCAATTGGGCGCGCGGTAAGTTTTGCTACAGGATTCATGAGTGATGGGAGCAAAATTGCGAGTGCTGAAGAAATTCAAAATGCTATCGTTCAGCAGTCTCAGGTTGATGCTCACTTGAAGACTATGGCTGTTGCTGTTGCTTATGTATCTACCGCCTTTAAGAAAGCTATTGCTCAGGAGGATGAGCAGGGCATTGAAGAGGCTAGGGGAGATATGCATGGCAATCAACACCTCCGGGCAGAGGTTAACAAGCTCCTGAACGCGGAGGAGGAGCAGTATATGCGCGATTACATGGATAAGAAGGCTGAGGTAGCCAAGGACAAGAAAGAAGCAAAAGAGGCTAGTAATCAGGCCCATGCTAAGGCTTATGCTAAGAAACAAAAAAACACAGGGGTGAAGTAGCACCTACGCTGTTGTCGGGGAATCCTATACCTCGTTAGTTAAAGACAAACGCTACTGGACTGACTGCCCTAAGCAGTCACCTAATTTAATATAAGGAGATGTAATGGTTAACAAAGTAATACTAGTGGGCAATCTCACAAAAGATGTAGAATACAAACATGCAAGTACAACAATAGCTTTGCTTAATTTAGCAACTAATGAATCTTGGACAGATAAACAGACTGGTGAAAAAAAGTCTAAGGCTGAGTATCACAGAATTGTTATCTTTGGTGTACTGGCTGATGTCTGTCAGAAGTTACAGCTTCGTAAAGGGTCAAAACTTTACGTTGAAGGTCAGCTAACTCACAGAAGCTATGAGCAGAATGGTCAAAAGAAATACATAACTGAAGTCAAATTATCAGGCTTTAACTCTGCACTACAGTTGTTAGATACTAAGGGCGAGGCTAAGGGTGAGCCGGAATTTGGCGAAATAGACGAACCTCGGGCCTCTGAGCAACCAATACCACCAGTAGAAAAGGATGACTTTGAAGATGACATACCATTTTAAAATATTAGCACTAGCCTTATTATTGACTGGCTGTAGTGCCTTAGAGAACAAGTTGATGCATGCCTCAGACCCACTACTTGAGCCGCCTGATATTATAGGTACTCATTGTATGTGCGATGAAGCTGAGACGTTGTTAATTTGTACGGATGAATCCTTGACTGAATGTCAGGGGTTCTTGGAAGATAAACCTTTAATAATAATTGAGGAGATAGAGATATGAATGGACTTAACTGGAAGCCAAAAAATAAATTTAAACCCTATATTTCAGTATCAATGAACAAGGAATATATAGAGGAAAATTTTTCAAAATCTACACTAGAGCGTTCGATGCGCCGGCAGGGTGTTGAATTAGACAAGAGAAAATCAATTAAACGATTGATTGAGGAAAATTATGACCTTCTTGTTTGAGACTTTTGTACCATTACTGGCACTCATTGGCACAGGTCTAGTGAGTGCAGGAATTGTTATGTTATTAATGAGCTTGAGTTATCCTGATGAAGACTAAGCGTTTTTCTGATGAAGATTTGATGAAGTTTGCTGACAAGGAAACTACCGGGGAAAGAGCTATGGATATTTTGAGCGCATTGCTTAAAGGTGATGAGGAGTCTAAGATACTTGCCAAAAGATTAGCTGTATTTACTGATACTAGAAATGCTCTAATCAATACTATCATTGACTCAAAATGATTTTTTACTGTACGAAAATAATTTTTAAGCGTACAAAATAATTTTTTACTGTACGAAAATGATTTTTTACTGTACAAATTTTTAAGGAGAAGCTATGAAAGATTTAATAAATGCCGCAAAGATACTTAAACACATTTGCATTTGGGTGATAACTGGTTCAGCACTTTACATTGCTATGTGGTTTGCACAATATGAAAGGTACATTATCTAATGGGAGCGTTAAGAACCATTGAGTACACTTTGAGTGATGGGCAAGTTGTCACAACACGTGAGCTTGCCAATCAACTTGGAATAACAGAGTCTGCGGCACGTAATCGTTTAAATCGCCACATAGACCCTAAGAAAGTTTTTGCACCTTACAATCCCAGTAAAGGCGGTAAAGCTAGAAAATCAAAAGCCAAGATAATAGAACAAACAAAGAAAGATAAAGAACAAGATTTATTAAAACTAGCTTTGAGAACCATTTAAACAGGTTTTATATTCCTTTTTCTGTGTCCATTCCAAGCCATAAATCCACCAAGTCTCAATGCATAATATGCTAGGTAATTAATTACTTTAAATCCATTAACATGAATGCATACATCTCTAAATATTTGGTCAGCTTCTTTTTGTGTCATCTTAGCTGTATAACCCTTCTTACCACCTAGCTTTAAAACCTCGAATTTATAGATATAATCATGGCACAGGCCTCCTGATAATAGCACCCCCATAGGACTCAGCCAACTACGAGCAAACTTAGGCACAGAAGCACCATCGAAGATAAATCCTTTAGGTATCTGATAATAGGTTGGATGAGTATTACCTTCATGTGTAATTGAAAATTTCCAATCCTTTACTATCTCCCACTTCCTAGTTGTTGCTATCCACAACCAAATACCACCAAATAAACCCTTACTTTTTGTTTCCATTGGTACTGGCTTCATGTGTGGCATATCTTGATATTCTATTTTTAATGACATATTTTCTCCTTATTTTTTGGCTAATTGTGCGCCGAAATAAAACTCGATTATCATGGTGGCCCATGAGAAAACCTCGTTTAGCTTTAATACTGAACCTGCTTGTATTGTTACGTACTCAATAACATCCGGAACAAACTTAATACCAAGAAAACTGAAGCCTTCTACTACAGTTGGCACTACTGTTGGTATGTTCATTAAAGGTGGAGCTACTTGAGTGAATATTATCAGAGCAAGAATAACGAAAATTATTACTCTACGATTAAGGGCCGCCATCGGAGACTCTTTTTCTGCTCTATCTCTTGCCTGATTAATTGAATCGTTTCTAGCTTGTAGGCCCTGCATCATGAGCTTTTGGTTCTCTGATGCGGCATGTTGTTTTAAAGCAAACAGTTTAGCTACAAATCCTAAAGCTATTGGAGCTATGTTTGTAAGGAAAGTAATCATATTACATAAATACTTTTAACGCATCCAATAGTCCAACTTGTAATAGCACGATAATGCCTATTCCTCCAATGAACATACCTTTAACTTGAGCGAACATTGTCTTGATTGCAGACACGTCTGAGAATAATCTAGCTATTTGTTCGTCTTGTCTACTCAAAGTCTTTTCAATGTTATTAATTCTTTTTTCTGTAACTGCCATTATAGTCCTCTTTTTAGTTGTTTGCCAATGGGTTATCTAACGACCTTTGGAGTTTAGTGTTTAATTCATCTTGCATAGTTTCCATTTTCTTACTGATTCTTGCTTCTAAATCGCCTATCTTTTGGTCTACTGAAGTTCTGAGTGTATCTGCTTTAGCATCGTAATCGTTCTGTAGAGAATCACGCTTGTTCTCGAATCTCTGCTCTGCTATATCTATAGTGCCACGAACACTATCTTCAATCTGAGCAATCTCATCTTCCACATCATCAATAATCTTCTCTTGTCTATTGATGTCCTCTCTCATAGAGTTCTTTAAGTCTTTAATAGATGTATAGTGGTCTTCACCAATCTCTTTAACTAGGATTATCTCACCCTCATAGAGTTCAATCTGTTTGCTGAAATAAACACTCTGAGTCTCTAAGATTTTAAATTGCTCATTCATTACAGCTATACGCTTGTCATAGTCGCTCAGGTCAGGACTGACGAATTGCTCAATCTTTTCCTTCATGTTCATATAATCTTTGTAGAACTCGAATGAAGCATACAGTCCACCACCGAGTGTAGTTAATGCTGTGATGATAACAAAAAGCTTTCCACCACGAAACTTAACACCTGCAAATTCTACTTCAGTTTGTTTTTCTGCCATATCCCTCTTCCCATTGTATGTCTACCATCTTCTTGTGTAGTAGTTCAGAAGCTAATCCGATTCTACGACCTCTTAAACTATCAGGTAAGCGAATATCATATATGACTCTTGATTCATAAAAGTTCGCATCTGTTAGTTGAGTATTATAAGTGCTAAAGCCTTGGTTGTATCCTAATAATGCTATTATTATGTTCTGTAGCTGTGCTTGAGCTTCTATTGTACTGGCTTCACCAACCTCAATAGCTAGGTTTTTTAGCTTGTCTGCGATTATCTCACGCATCTTTTTCTCTTTAGCTTTCTGCTTTTGTTTGGCTGTCATCTTCTTAGGCTCAGTCTTAGCAACCATGACTACTTCTTTTTCTTCGGGTTCTGATTCAGGTTCTCCTCTTTCCTTTTCAGCTTCCTCCTCAGTTTCTTCAATCTCTTGCTTTTCCGATTCTTCTTCATCTACTTCTTCTTCGATTTGTTCTTCTGTGCTTTCTTGAGTATCTTCCTCATCTGTAGACCTCGTATCCTCTTGCGCTTCTTCTTCGCTTTGCTCGACATTCGGTTCATCTAATACTTCCTCCTCTTGGGTTTCTGTGGAGATGGTCTCCGTTGTCTCCTCTGTGGTTTCTTCAATGGCAACATCAGGTAATTCCTCCATAGGTTCTAGTTCCATATCAGGAATTTCCATATCAGGCATTTCCAATTCAGGAAAATCTATTTCAGGAAGTTCCTCAAAATTCATTTCAGCAAAGAATGTTTCGATCTCAGCTTCAACTTCAGCTATAACTATATCATCAAACGTAGGCATATCTAATTGAATATCATCCATATTGACTGGAGCAAAGGTATCAACTACATCAGGAAGTACGCTTATTTCAAAGATTTCAGGCTCTAAATAGATAATTTCAGGCTCAAAAACATCGATTTCGTCAAAATCATCATCATAAGCTCCATATCCTTCATCCTCTGATTCAGTATATTGTTCAGATAACCACTCTGCATAATTAGTTGCATAGTTCGGACAAGTAGGATGATAAAGTTCATCATAAGTACATTGGTCAAGAATCCAAGCCTCCTCATAGCCATTACAAGTTGGGTCATACAATGCTGTGATACCACATTGCTGATTGTAGTAAGCTGTCTCGTAACCAGTACATCCACTATCATACAATGCACTTATGCCACATTGTTGGTTGTAGTAGGCATCTGCCCAAGTAGAAGGTCTGTACAAACAAGCTAAAGATGCATCAGGTGCTACCTCACATATCGACATAGTCTCAGGTACGTCAATGGGTTCTGTATCGTCAGAGTTCCAGTACACTCCTCCATTAGTAGGATGATTGTAATACCATTGCTCGTATTCGTTACTGTTCGAGAAGTCACCACTCACAAACACCGAGACTGAATGCGATTGAACATCAACCTTTGTGTAATTAAACAGGATACTACCGAGTGGCTCTATCGTTGTTGAGAATGTATTGAGGTCTGTATTGTCATAGTATTCTGAGAGATTCTCCCAAAAATAAGACTGATAGCACGAGTCAACAGTATCACAACCTCCTTGAGTCATCATTACACCATTTGAGTT